CACCGATTGAAAAACCGGTATCAACTGATGTGGGCACAAAAAGACTGCATTGGCTATCTGAAAACCGCGTGTGTGTTGGCTGCGTATATTGATCAGTCAATCTCTACCAACACATTCTACAATCCAGCGCACTGGCCTGATCGCAAGGTGCCTACCACACTAATTGCTCGCAACCTAATGCAAGCACATCACTGGGGACTCAAGACATTCTACTATAGCCTTATCAACAAGGCCGGCAGTAAAATGATCAAAGAAGATGCACCTGCGCCCATGCTTGAGATTGATTTTGATCTCGAAGAAGATTGTGAATCTTGTAAATTATGAACAGCATTGAAAAAGTCTGGGCACGAGCCACAGGCCACCTAATGGGGCACACAGACCATGACCGTCCTGATGTGCCCATTTTAACTTTACGAGAAGCTCGATTGGCCTTGTTCTTCAAGACCTTTTGGGTTATAATACACGTTGTGACTTGTGGGTTTATTATAGCCAACACAATAAGACACTGGAACAATTAACATGTTAGAAACCTGTTGTGATATATTGGTAGATGCGTACAAACGCAATTGGATAACCAGTAGAGATGGCAATATCTCTATTCGTCATCACGACCGTGATCACTTTTATATCACACCATCGGGTGTGCGCAAGCAAACACTACAGCCAGATCAGTTTAAAAAGATTCGATTGGTTGATCAGGTCAATCCAATTCCACCATTTTTGACAAAGTCCTGGCAAGAAGAATACTATACCGACATTAGTTCTAATCTTAAGCCCAGCGGCGAAATACCTCTGCATTTTGGCCTGCAAAAAGAAATGGGACAGCACTCAACCGATGTTAGAGTGGTTGTGCATGTGCATCCAACCTATTGCATTGCGGCCATGCATGCCGGCATTGATCTAAGCACTATCAGTAATGCATTTCCAGAACTCAATCGCTATACTCGGGTAGCACCAAATGTAGGTGATGTTGCTCCTATCAGCCAGGACCTGGCTGATCAGTGTCATTATCGACTGGAATTAGATGACCGTGGTAATATTGCCTATGACATTGTGGGCATTAAAGGACACGGAGTTGTAGCCATTGACACAAGTCCATGGCGTGCTTACGAGCACATTGAAAGATTAGAACATATTTGTAAAATTGTTCTAGCATCAGGAAAATATTAGGAGATAACATGGAAAAATTATTTGCAATTTTATTAGTAAGCATCATGGCTTTTGCCAGTGTAAGTGCAGAAGCCAGTAAACGCATGGGTGGCGGCAAAAGCACAGGACAACAAAGTTCTAACGTATCTAAAAAACAAGCCGCACCTCCAACACAAGCAACACCACCAGTAGCGGCGCCGGCCCCTGCACCAAAAGCGCCCTGGGGGGCCATGCTAGGCGGATTGGCAGCTGGATTAGGCTTGGCCTGGTTGGCACACAGTCTGGGTATGGGAGAGGCATTTGGTAATATTATGATGGCACTGATGATCGGCGCTGTGGTACTGGCAGCAATAGGTTGGTTCATGCGCAAGCGTATGATGGCCAGTTCGCCGGACCTTGCTTATCAAGGTGCTGGCACCAGTCCTGTAGTTGACCAACCCGCACGTTTCCAAGGAGGCTCGATGATTGGGTCGTCACTGGCCACAACTGCTACATGGACGATTCCTGCAGGGTTTGATGTAGCAGGGTTTGAGTCAGCTGCCAAACAAAACTTCATGCTGTTGCAAGGTGCATGGGACCGCGCAGACATCACCACTCTCGGCAGCATGATGACAGATACCATGTTGAAAGAAATACAACAACAGTTGGCATCTCGAGATGCTGCTCAAGTGTACAGAACAGCAGTGATATCATTGGTAGTAAAATTGTTGGGCATAGAAGAAACCGATGCCAATTATATTGCCAGTGTGGAATTTACCGGCACAATACAAGACACAGTAGGAGCAGATCCAGAGGCATTTGAAGAAGTTTGGAACATGACCAAATCAAAATCCACTGGCGGGTGGGTGTTGGCTGGAATACAAGTGAACTAAAATGAGTTATATTGTAGGATCTTTACCACCCATCAAATGCTTTGTCAAACGAGAGTTTCTCTACAACTTTGAAAAGGGACACGGAGAACTAGAACCTGCTATATGGGTCAGTCTCAAAGCCCTACGTGGACAAGTGTTTCGTATTGAATCACTGTTACCCAATTACGGAGCACTGTATGACAAGTTGCCCATACATGCGTATGTGTGGCAAGAAGACTACTCAGGTAATTTGCCCGTAGATACACTACAGCTCTGGGACTGCATGGGCTATCGCTTTACCATCATTGAAAAAATAGGTCTGCGTAATCTAGGCGTGAAGTTCCTGGGCAAAGATAAAGAATGGCACTACGGCACCTATTTGTTCACTGTGGACTTTTGTGCAGACGGTATGGACGTGGACACAGGCTTTACTGAAGTTGCAGAAGAACACAAGAGTTTCAATTTTATTAGATTAGAAAACGGTCAGTTTGCTTGCCAACCCAACAACCGATGCTTGTGGTACGATCAAAGTTTGATTTCGGGCACGGTGAAGTTTCCAGACTTCAAGGCCGCACAAACTTTGTTCACAGTGGATGGCACACGCAAATGGTCAGCCGGAGATGATTGGTTTTACACCATTGAAGAAAAAAATGAATAATAGCGATTTTCCTGCGTGGCACAATGGTAAATTTTGTCAAGTCGGCGATCTAAGCATCGGTGTCCAGGATCTTGGACTGCTGCGTTCTTACGGCGTGTATGATGTGATTAGTATTAAAAACAATCGAGCATTGGCAATTGATCAACATATCACTCGTTTTTTACAAGGTTGCAAGTACTACTACATCAATGTAGACCGCACTGTTGATGAACTTGTTTGCATTATAAAAGAAATCAACGCTCAAGCCACCCAAGATATTCATGTGTGGATAATTGCCACTCGAGGTGAACCTTCTTCGTATGACATACGTGACATCATAAAAACAAAACCTCAATTGATGATGGTTTCAGGACCATATACATCAGTCAGCCCAGACCGGGCAATGAAGTTATGCATTGCTAGAAAAGTTCGCCGTATTCCAGATACATCAATTAATCAGGCTTACAAAAACTTTGCCAGACAAGATTTCACTATAGCACAGCTCGAATCAACCATGCGTGGATTTGACAATCCTATTTTGTTAGATCACAATGACTTGCTTACTGAGGGACCGCAGTTTAGTGTGGCAATAATCAAAGATGGATGTGTGTTATCTCCTGCAAGTAACCGACTGTCAGGAATTACTATGAAGTTGGTAAACACACTATGTCAAGAACATGGTATAGATTTTCAATACTGCGACATCAACGAAGAATTATTGAACACAGCAGATGATGCTTTTGCAACTACATCTGCTGGAGGCGTGATATCTATTGCATCTATTGATAATAAACAATTTGTAGAAACTGCACTACAACAACAACTAAGAAACTTGTACCAACTGGCATGGGAACAAGACAAATACTCTACAAGGATATAAAAATGAGCCAAGCACAATACAATCTTTCTACCAAAACAGACTATCTACATCGCAAGATGTTTTTGGATCCTGCTGGCCCTGTAACCATTCAACGATTCGAAGAAGTCAAATACAACAAACTGGCCAAATACGAACAAGAAGCTCGTGGGTTCTTTTGGGTGCCAGAAGAAATTTCATTGAGCAAGGACGCTAATGACTTTAAAGAAGCAAGTGACACTGTCAAACATATCTTTACCAGCAATCTCTTGCGTCAAACAGCACTAGACAGTTTACAAGGCCGTGGCCCAGCACAGGTGTTTACTCCTGTGGTAAGCATTCCTGAACTGGAAGCACTGATGTACAACTGGAGTTTCTTTGAAACCAACATTCACAGCCGTAGCTACAGTCACATCATTCGCAATATCTACAATGTGCCCAAGGATGTGTTCAGCACCATTCATGATACCAAAGAGATTGTGGATATGGCATCAAGTGTGGGCCGCTATTACGATCACTTGCACATGGTCAATTGCGAAAAAGAATTGGAAGTTCCTGTCAAGGATCACGGCCATGTCAAAGCCATTTGGTTGGCGCTAAATGCCAGTTATGCATTGGAAGCATTCCGCTTCATGGTATCGTTTGCTACCAGTTTGGCCATGGTAGAGAACAAGATCTTTATTGGTAATGGCAACATTATTCAGTTGATCCTACAAGATGAAATTCTGCACAAGGAATGGACTGCTTGGATTATCAATCAAGTGGTAAAAGAAGACCCTCGCTTTGCTCAAGCCAAGGCAGAGTGCGAAGCTGAAGTGTATCAACTGTACCTGGATGTGATCCGTGAAGAAAAAGAATGGGCGGACTACTTGTTCAATAAAGGACCAGTGATTGGTCTTAACGCACAGATCTTAAAAGACTTTGTGGACTACACCGCAGCCAACGCCCTAAAAGAAATTGGTATCAAGTATCAAGAGTCAGCACCACGCTCTACACCTATCCCATGGTTCAACAAGCATGTGGACACCAGCAAAAAACAAACTGCCCTGCAGGAAAACGAATCAACTAACTATGTTATTGGTGTGATGAGTGATGCTATTGACTATGACGAGTTACCAAACTTATGATTAACGACGAATGGTTCCAACCAGGTGGATTTGAAACCTATAAACATCCAACTCCTATCAGTTATGAAACTGCCACAGACAACGGCACAGTAGACACACTAGAAGGTCCTGTTGCCTACACAGTGGGTCACAAGATTATTACAGGTCCCAAAGGTGAGCGTTATCCAGTAAGCCCTATTAAGTTTAGTGCCTACTACGATGATAATCAAGATGGCACTGCTACGCCCAAGAAGATCATGAAAATAGCAAAACTTGCTGATCATGATGGTGTTGTTCGAGCAAGTTGGGGCAACCTAGAATACACTCGTGGCAATGACTACATTGTTCAACATGGTCCTGGTGACTATGGTGTTGTCAAAACAGATATCTTTGCTAAAACTTACGACAAATCAAAAGAAGGAAAATAAATGAAAGCAATTGTATGGTCAAAAGACCAATGCCCCTACTGCGACCAAGCCAAGGCCTTGCTCAAATCACGCAACATTGAATTTGAAGAACGCAATATCATGCATGGTTGGACACGAGAACAACTATTAGAAGCAGTACCAAATGCTCGCACAGTACCACAGATCTTTTTAGATGATGAACTTGTGGGCGGGTTCACAGAACTCAGAACAAAACTAACAGAAAGCAAATAATGGAAATTGGAAAAGTTTACACATTCAAACTGAACTCAGGCGAGGAAATGATTGCCAAAGTTGTGGATGCTGGTGAAGGCTATGCCATGTTACAAGACCCTGTAAGCGTGGCGCCGGGACCACAAGGCATGGGACTTGTGCCTTCAATGTTTACCGCAGATCCTGAAAAAAATCCCCGGCTAAATATGAATTGTGTTGCTATCTCTGCGTTGACAGACGAAAATGTGCGTATGAAATACATCGAAGCAACCACAGGCATCAAGGTGCCAGAAAAACGAATCTTAGTGGGATAACATGCCAGCAGTACAACGAGTAGGTGATGCAGACGGAGCAGGTGGTGTGGCCAGTGGTGGCGTTGGTTCGGTGCGAGTGAACAATCGTCCTATAATTGTAGATGGCAATTCCGTAAGTGCTCATCCTTGCTGTGGCCAAAGAGGATGCCCACCTATTCACTGTAGTGCTGTCACAGCTGGTGGGTCAGGCTCAGTTAGGGCTGGAGGAATTCCTGTAGTTTACACAGGTGCCGGTGATACCTGTGGCCATGCCAGAGCTGGCGGATCCAGTGATGTTAGGGTGGCAGCATAATGGCACAAGGTATCCTAACTCCATTACAGTTAACAGCCGCCTCAGCACTATTAAACAACACTGGAATTGATCCACTGCCTGCAACACTAACCACTGCGGTTGCATCATTTAATGCTGGATCACCAATTCCAAATTTTCTTACAGCAGTAGCCAATTACACTGCTGCATCATTCGCCAATGCAACAACCTTGTCATCCTTGTTGACCATTGGCAACACAACCATTCCTGCATTGGGTGATAGTATTCCTGCCACCTTCACTAATCTTGTTGCTGTGAGTTCTGTGCCTGCAGGGTTCTCAGGGTTGATACAACAAACCGGCAATAACTATTTGGGCAACGGAGACATTGGTCGGTTTAGCCAAGGCTTCATGGCAGTGCAAGGCTACATCAACACAACTAATCAGTTTATAAATTCTGCTACTAATGCCCAAACTTATCTTGGTCCTACCTTTACCAACATGGATGCATTGACCACAAATAGTATAACTGATGTAAATCCAGATTTTGGTAATTTTGCTACGGACTTAATTAATCAAGGCCAATTGTCTAACTTAAATGATCTTCGATTGTATGGCACACCTGCTGGATTATTGCGCCAGTTAGCTGCCGAAGGCAACATGGTTGGTGGAGTATTTGGACCTGTGCAAACACAATTGTTGACTGCTGGACTGACTAGTAGAGAAATACAAACTTTGTTGTCAGGATCAGATGCAGTTATTGAAAATGAATATCTTCGTTTGCAACGATTAGCATATCAAGGTATGACCAATGTGACTGGTACTGATCTACAACAGGTGTTGAGCATACTAGAAATAACCACACCAAATATTACAAGTATGGCTGACTTGTTAGATCAAACAAAGATATTTCCCAACAGTTATACCACATTGTTGACACCCAGTCCTGTGGGACCAGTTCTAGTATATGGCTCTGACGGCAGTGTAAACATGAACCTGGCTGATAATGTGTCAGCGTATTTGGCAGCACCCAATGGCTGTGAAGACTTAGGAAAAGTGATTCCGCCAGCACAAGCAGTGGCCAACAAGGCTGTACAAGTGGCATTTGAGCAAATTACCAATGTAACCAACACTACATTGCCTGCATTGGCTGCTACAATTAATACTGCGCCAAGAACTCCATGGAATCTCAACTCATCATATTTGGCTGATGCTGTAGTGGCCAATGCTCCCACAGTAAATGGTCTAGCACAGTTGAGTCCAAACACAGTTTTTTATCGTGCCCAGCAAGACGTGCCAGCCGGAACCAACATCAATAACACTAACTATTGGTTGCCAACCACAATCGATGGTCTTAATACCATGTCTGGACTGCCATTGATACAAGCACAAACCACAGCCATTGACTCTTCTGTAGCATCATATTTTACCAGCAACGTGGCCACAGGTTCAGGACCCGATGGCACCATTACCACATGTGATGTGATTGGCACTGCAATTGATTCTGGCAACATAGCCGCGCAACTTGATATTGCAAGATCTGCAATGGCCAACATTGTGTCTTTAGATGCTGGCAATATTGGACGTATAAATTCAGCATACACTGCCATTGCTGCTGCAACCAGTGGCACTGATGTAGTGGCTAACATTGCCAAAGCCAATGGAAATATTGCTAACATTTACACAAATGCAACAGCCGCTGTGGTTGCTAATGTGGCTGTGTTAAATGGTGCTTGGTCCGTAATTGCCAATGTGCTCAGCGCAGAAAAAACATATCAAACATACGCTGGTATCGATTACACCAATTTGCAAGCTGGCGAACGTGTGAGTACCATGAGCTTTGTGCAACAACTTCCTGTCTATGGCACACAGACAGATGCCTGCGGACCTGCTTATTTTGTAGGACAAATTGCCAATACCAGCATTATTGGCGGTCAGGCCATTGTGGGTGCCATGCGTGAAGGACAGAACAATCAAGTGCTTAACGCCGCAAGATTAAATGTGGACACCACACCCAGTGCCACACTAGCAGTGACTCCTGTGCCTGCTGTGACTCCTGTATACTAAAGTATACATTTTTCCTGGTTGACCAATAATACCCTATTTGCTATAATTAGGGCATGTGGACCAAAATGAAACGCCAAATACAGAAGTACTACTATCGTACTAATTTTACGGTAGTAGAACTCCTAGTGATTGTAGGGTTATTATTTTGGTTGACCAGAAAAGCCGTTTTTGCTATAATTTAGGCATAGTAAGCAACAAAGGAGCCCGAAATGACCCAGATGTCCAAGATCCAGCAAGTTAACTCTGCTATCATGTTTGGTGAGTTTTCAAACACTGAACTCGACAGCATTATCAGTGCAGTGCAATTTGCCAAGGCCAGCCTGCGCAAACACAATATCCGTCAGTTCGCCAAAGGTGACACGGTAAAGTTTCACAGCACCAAACGTGGCATGACCATGCAAGGTACTGTGAGCAAGATTGCTATCAAGTATGTCACAGTAACCACGCCCCAAGGCTTGTGGAAAGTGCCTGCTAACATGTTGGAGGCAGCATGACATTTCGACGCTGGTTAAATCAGCGTTGGTATGCTCACTGCCTTGAAATAGAAGAATGGACTGGCCGCATGCCGCCCTATCCAATGTCAGAATATTTTGCCAAATACAAATATTGGCTCAAACGTGAATACCGTCATCAACAAGGAGAAAACTATGGGTCTTGATATGTACGCCTATGTGGCCACCCGTGAAGGTCAGCAACGCGAATACTACGACGGTGCTGAGTGGGACGAAACCACCAAAGATCTTGTGAACACAAAAGTGAACAAGCCGCGTGAGATTGCCTACTGGCGCAAGCATCCTAACCTGCATGGCTGGATGGAACGGCTTGCAGAACAAAAAAAGTTAGACTATGACCGCTTCAACGGCGTTGAAATGGAACTCACTGCCGAGGATTTGGACGAGCTTGAAAGAGCAGTCACACACCGTCGACTGCCGCCTACAACTGGTTTCTTCTTTGGCGACAATTCAGACCAGCACTACTATGACAGTGACCTTGCTTTTATCAAGGCCGCTAGAACAGAAATGTTCATGGGCTTGAAAGTGTTTTATAACTCATCGTGGTAAGGCGTTAAGTATATGAATGAAACTGATTACAGCCACTCAAGGTTTGATGCCATAATGGCCGCAGGATGGATCCGCGACCTCGAAAGTTCAGACAGTCGCATTCACAAAGAAAAAGTGATTGAAAAAGCTCTTATGGCTGCTCGGCTGGGCAGTGCCGATGCACAGTGTTTTTTGTTCAACTGCTATCAAGCCTACAATCCGTTCTATGTGTTTGGCATTAGGCAAGTGCCAGAAACTACGGGACTGACTGGCCGTGACAATCCTTGGACACAGTTCTGGGCCATGTTAGAAGCCCTGCGCACCAGATCGGTCACAGGCAATCGTGCTAGAGAAGCAGTTGAGCAAATGAGTCAGCAGTTTGACTCTGAAGAATGGAATGGTCTAGCTCGCCGTGTGTTGATCAAAGATCTGCGGTGTGGTATTTCTGAGAAGACCATCAACAAAGTTGTGGGCCGGACAGAGTACAAAATTCCCATATTCTCATGTCAGCTGGCACAGGACTCTACTGACCATCCCAAGAAAATGAAAGGCGTCAAGCGCCTGGAATGCAAGTTGGACGGCGTGCGTGTGTTGGCAGTACTTAGTGGGCGCACGGTCACACTGTACAGCCGAAATGGCAAAGAGTTTGAGAACTTTCCGCAGATTGTTGATGCCATTGAAGATGCTTGGCAGCACTTCCAACTCGGCGGCCGCGGCACAGATAGACATTATGTGCTGGACGGTGAGATCGTGGGTGAAAGTTTTCAACAACTCATGCGCCAAGCACATCGCAAAAGCGATGCCAAAACCACAGGTATGGTATATCACATTTTTGATATCATTCCACTTGATGCCTTCAAAGAAGGTCATTGGAATGCACAGCAATACAAGCGACTGGAATGGTTAGAATTGGCTCGTGCTGGACTGGAAGAAACCACATGTCTACGTATCATGCCTGGCTTGGATGTGGATTTGGACACAGCCGAAGGGCATGATATCATGCAACGCTATGCCGAAGCTGCCGTGGAAAGTGGCTTTGAAGGCATCATGATCAAGAGCCTGGATGCACCTTATCAGTGCAAGCGTTCGGACTCGTGGATGAAATGGAAACCCACTATCTCAGTTGATTTGAACATTGTGGGTTTTGAAGAAGGAACTGGTAGGAACGAAAACCGGTTGGGTGCTATAATCTGTGAAGGAGATGACAATGACCGTAGAATTCGCGTTAATGTTGGCAGTGGCTTTAGTGATACTGTTCGTGATGAGTATTGGGCCAATAGGGATCAGTTGCTTGGTCACTTGGTTGAAGTCCAAGCGGACGCAGTTACCCAAAACCAAGACGGAACATACAGTCTCCGATTCCCCCGGTTCTTGAGATTCCGTGACTTTGAAGCAGGTGATAAAATATGAAAATTGGACTAAGTTATAGTCGATGTGTTCGAGACATTGTGCAAGGTCGCGTGGACATCAATGATGTGCTGGTATTAATTGCTCGCACAGATTTTGACCCGCATGACGACAAGCAGTGGGCGGATATCTGGTTTGGTTATCGCTATGGATCAAATCCTGAGTGGTGGGATTGCAGGGATCAGGATGATGGTCACTATCGACAAGTTAGTATCGATCTTTGGGAAACTGGCCGGTTGCATCAACCACGCAAGTTTGGATACAAGCCTCGCCGCCACGGCTATCACTGGCTGGAAACAATATTACACAGTGAAGAACTGGATGCCAATCCCACTGTAAAAGATGCGTGGGACAAGTTTCAAATGGTTGCTGGATTGACCAATGTCAAACTGGATCGAACATATTAATTAACTAGGAGATTCCCATGTGGAAACTTGTAATCCCTGCACTAGCAGTGGCTCTAACAGGATGTGGCGGGGGTGGATCAGGCGGTGCTAACAATAACACACCGGCTATCTCTATACTTGTTACTGCCGGTGCTATATCAACACCAAGTGTTTTTGTTCCTAGCCTAGCCGCTGGCAATTTTGACAGCACAGGCGACCAGTATGTCGTAGTTAGTGGTTGGTTAGCCAACAGTTCACCAGCATCTACAGTTAAAATTTATCGACTGTCTGGCACTGGCCCAAGGCCTCAATGGGGCACAGGCACAATTACAGATGCCACTGCTGATGTGTTAGGCAGTGAGTTTGCTTGGTCAGTTAACTATCCACAAGTAGCCGACTTCAATCGAGACGGCATTGATGACATTTTTTTTCCGGGATTTACTGACGGTCCTAACTTGTCTCAAAATAATGCATCAGTGGTTTTTTTAAGCAGAGCCGGACAAAGCCATAAACGAGTTGACTTGGCTGGGCTTACTTGGAACCACGGAACCACTGTGCTGGACGCCAATCAAGATGGTTGGGTAGATGTGATCAACAGCAATGGTGAAATGTGGATAAACACACAGGCAGATGGATTTATCTATCGAGCCAAAGACACTTTTCGCACTATCAAACATCCTCTTGCTGGCGCTGGAGTGTGTGCAGGAGACTTAGATGGATCTGGTGCCACACAAGTGGTGCTAACTGATCAAACAGGACTTCAAGCCAGCCAACTGATCTACAAGTTAAACGCTAACATGGAGCCTATCTATCAGGGTGCATTGCCAGTGCCGTATTTTGACAAAAATAATACTGATGCCACAGTGAATCGAAGTCATGATGTAAGCTGTCAGATTGTGGATGTGAATGGCGATGGGCGGCAGGATGTTGTGGTGATCAGTTATCTTCATGACAACACAGTGACCAGAACAATTGGTGCTCAAAGCATGGTGCAAATCTACTACAATCTTGGTGGTTATGTGTTTAGTGATGCAACAGACGTCAGCATGTCAGGATATAATCAAGGTGCCTTGGCCAGTTATACTCCCAAAGTTGTGGACTTTAATGGCGATGGGTATCCAGACATTTGGTTGATGAATACCAACCGTGCAGAAAGTGGCAATCAAGTTTGGCTGAATGACGGAACAGGTAAATTCAAACAAAGCCGCAAGCAAGACTTCAACACCTTGACCAGTCAACATGCTGTGTTAAACAGTGTAGAATCTGATACTAGTGGGATCATGTTGCCAGTGCAGATTAACGACAAATGGAATTTTATTATAGCTACAGTGTCTGATATCAAACAAACAGTATATGTGGCATATGCTCGAACACAATGGAGTTTTCAATGAAAAAGATTTATTACGAAAAAAAGGGCCGCAGATATGTGCCTGTGAGTGAATATGATAGCGAGTACTTGGATAGTTTCTCTAAAGGCACACACATTGTGATGTGCTACCCAGGTGGACAAAGCCGACGGTACAATATTGATCCCAACTACGCCGCAATGATTGCGGCAGGGCGGTTGGCCGAAGATGGCATTTGCGAAGCCATGCGTAAGGCCAGCGAGATGCGGCCACAGCGTACTCCTCTCACTCCTGGACAAAAGAAAGCCTGGGAAAAATTGGCTAAAGAGTTTGGCGATGACCTATGTCCGTTGACCTATGGCAGTGCTCGAGATCATGCCGAAGCAGGTGTCAACGCCATGCAACTAGAAGCAGACAAACTTATGGCTCATCCTGCTGTGCGTGATGCATACGAACAGTTTCAAACTGTGTGCAATCTTGTCAAACAAAAACAAAACACTTGACAATCTCGTTGAGTGTTGTTATAATTACTGTGCATGATCAAAGAGATTGGGTAGTCTAATGGTGGGGCGGGGTGAATCGATAACCTGGGCCTGCTTGGACCGTGGCAAGTTAGACTTAAATCCTGTAGGTTGCGACAAGGACCTCGATCTTAGGATCAAAACCAGGCTGATACCCTGGGAGTATGCCGAGAGGATAAATCTGGAAAGGTTAGAAATGACTGTCAAAATTGAGGGCTCTGCGTTGAGTATCCCTGAGTCACTTGACTCGCTTAATGTAACGCCTTTGATCATGCACCGTATTTGGTTTCGATTGCATACTACTAAAGAATGGTATGCAGTCATGAACGAGGCTAGAGTGATGTTTGGAAAAAACTGGCGCACTCAAAGCAGAGTAAAACGCAGATTAGAACACATTACATTGTGGGGGATTTCGTTGCAACCAGTGCCTGTATGGTTCGAAGTGCCAGATCAGACCTTTGCCACATGGGTGGCAGTAAAGCATGCGGTGATTGCCATGCCACCGCCTGGTAAATAATTTTTATGATATTTGGATTTGCAATTCTCGCCACCGCATTACTCTTAAGCGCCGTAGCAGCCTGGTACTCAGTAGCAGGTCTTACTGCTATATTCTCAGCGGCCACAATACCCGTGATCATCATGGGCGGTTCATTAGAACTGGGCAAAATTGTTGCCACTGTATGGTTACACAACAATTGGAAACGTGCCGGCATTGTGTTCAAGCTGTATTTGATACCGGCCATAGCATTCTTGATGATCTTGACCAGCATGGGTATCTTTGGATATCTTTCAAAGGCACACTCAGATCAAAGCCTGGTGTCAGGAGACGTTGTCAGCAAGATTGCGATATATGATGAAAAGATCCGAACAGAAAGAGAGAATATAGATGCTAATCGCAAAGCACTCAAACAGCTTGATGAATCAGTGGACCAAGTTATGGGTCGCAGTTCGGATGAAAAGGGCGCAGAAAAAGCCGTTACCATTCGAAGAGCCCAGCAGAAAGAACGTGGTCGCCTCGCTCAGGACATTGCAGACTCTCAGAAAAGAATCGCTGGGCTCAATGAAGAACGTGCGCCAATTGCCGCTGAGGTTAGGAAAGTTGAGGCGGAAGTAGGACCAATAAAATACATTGCAGCTCTAATGTATGGGGACAATCCAGATGCCAATCTATTAGAACGAGCAGTGCGTTGGATGATCATAATGATTGTGTTGGTGTTTGATCCACTGGCCTTGACATTGATCTTAGCATCCAACAAACAGTTTGAATGGGCACGACAAGGTACAGGCGGCTTTGTACATGACGAACCCAAGTACGAACCAGATGACGGTCCACTCTCTGAACAACAACTTGAACAGATTCAGGCCAGTGCGGATCCGCCTAAAGATCCACATCCACCAGGTTGGATGTTTGATAAAAAAGAAGACAATCGTCCGTGGAACGAACGCTATCCTTATCTTGCTACTCCGTTTATACATTTTGAGAATCTCAAGCCCATGGTGGCTCCTGACCCTACAAAAGAAGACAAGGCCGCAATGGCCATTGTACCACCAGAAGAGATTCCTGGTGTGGAAATACGTCCTTGGACTGACGAAGAAATTGAAGCACTAGATGCACACGATGACACTGAAAAAGCAGCCGTCAAGGCCTGGAAAGCAGCCAATCCTGACGACACTATTAAGGCACAAAGAGTCAAATTGATCCGTGGACAAATTGACCATTTGCCTTGGCACAATCCTGCATACACACAATCAAGTTTTGGTAATCAATTTCCAACTCTTCCCAATCGAGGCGACACCTTTGTAAAAACTGATCGCATGCCTCCACAGTTGTACAAATTCAACGGAGACGAGTGGATTATTATTGACAAAAACTCTACAGATAACTATACTTACGACACAGCATACATTGATCATCTTATTGAAAAAATCTCTACTGGTGAATACGATCCAGATTTGTTAAGTGAAATTGAGAGAGAACAAGTGGCCGAGCGTCTTAAACAAACTAATACTAACACATGAAACAATCCGAAAATTTAGATAATTGTAGTTTTTGTCACAAACACAAGGATGCAGTGGTTAAATTGATAGTAGGCGAAGATGTTGCTATCTGCAATGAATGTGTGGAACTTTGCCAAACTCTATTGGTAGACGAACACATACTTACTCCTGTAGCACACGCTATCAGTCTTGATCCAAGATTGATTCAAAAACACCTTGATCAATATGTTATAGGACAAGATCGAGCCAAGATGGTGTTAGCAGTAGCCATTGCCAACCATTACAAACGCATAGGCAATCAGGACAAAACCACTGAAATTGAAAAAGTCAACATTCTCATGCTAGGTCCTACAGGTTCAGGTAAAACTTTGCTGGCTCGATCAGTAGCGAGATACTTAGACGTTCCGTTTGTGATTGCTGATGCTACATCACTGACTGAAGCAGGATATGTAGGCGATGACGTTGAAAGTTTAATTTCACGCCTGTATGCTGCCTCGGGTAATGACATTGAAAAAACACAACGTGGCATTGTGTTTGTGGACGAAATAGACAAGATTAGTCGACGTTCTGAAAGCCAAAGTATCACACGAGACGTATCAGGTGAAGGTGTACAGCAAGCCTTGCTCAAGTTGGTAGAAGGTACCAAGTGCAGAATCACACCCACAGGAGGTCGCAAACACCCCAATGGAGAAACTGTAGAAATTGACACCACTAACATTTTGTTTATTGCCGGCGGCGCCTTTGTGGGCCTGGACAATATTGTAAAGAGTCGTATTCGTGGCACGTCAATTGGGTTCCAAGCCGAAGTGTCGTCAGATCGTGCTGGCGATCTTGATCAAGTAACACCCGATGATCTGGTTAAATTTGGCATGATTCCAGAGTTTGTGGGACGTTTTCCAAGTTGGGTTGCATTAAACGAACTTGCTCTTAAAGATTTGATATCTATTCTAACGGAAATCAAACACAGTTATGTGGATCAATACAAATGGTTGTTTGTACAAGATTCTGTTAAACTGGAATTTGCTCAATCAGCCTTGGAAAAAGTAGCAGAAAACACACTAAAAAACAAAACAGGAGCACGTGGTCTGCACAGTGAACTAGAACGTGTGTTACTGCCACACATGTTCAATCTAGCACGATACAAAGAGCAAGGAATTGACCAAGTAAAAATTACCGATGACCTGGTAAATATTCCTATAGAATTAAAGGCACCCAATGAGCAAATTGCGAGGAAGATCGGTAATAGTCGCTGATGGCAATGTAGAAAAAGCCCTGCGTAAATTTAAGAAAAAAATTCAAGTATCTGGTATTCTCAACGATCTACGTGATCGTGAATTTTACACCAAGCCAACTACTGCTCGCAAGCTCAAACGTAGTGCTGCCAAGAATCGATTACGTAGACAATTGGCTGAACAAGCTCTACCTAAAAAAATGTACTGATGTACATTGAGTTTCAGTTGCCCTCAGACTTAGTTCGAAACAACCTAAGTGCATGGGCAGCAAAATACAATATCAAATACCGCACTAAAGTATTCAAATACACCTTACGGGTGACATTTGATCGAGACGAATCTTACACACTATTTGCAATGACGTGGGTGCCACACCCAGAACATCCAGAATGGACAACATACCGCCTGATAACTGACCTAAATAATAAAATATAGTTTTTCTTCGTGTATAATAAATAATGTTGTAGTGCCCATAATGGGGCTACATCACAAGTCATCTTGCTTATATAAAGGAGAAAACAAATGACAAAAACTCTCACCCTTCGCTCTTTCGACATTCCATCAATTCACAAATTTGGTATCGGCTTTGATAACATGTTTGATGAACTCATGCGTGTGAGTGCTCAACAATCCACTTCAAACTATCCACCCTATAACATTGTACAAATCAATGAAGATGAGTACATGATTAGTCTTGCTGTGGCCGGATTTGGACTGGACAATCTTTCAGTTACCAAGGACAAAAAGTTCTTGATCATTGAAGGTAAAGAATACGATCCTGACTGTGAAAAGATCGTGCCAAACTATCTGCACAAAGGCATCAGCAATAGAGATTTCCGTCGTGAATTCCAACTTGCGGATCACGTGGAGATCAGCAATGCTCACCTTGAACTTGGTATTCTAAGCGTTTACTTGAAACGTGAA